TCTCAGACGGCGCAAGAATTCCTCAAGATGCTGGCTACAAGCCCTACAGCGCAAGCCTCGGCGGCCACAGCAGCAACGCTTGCTAGCGGTTCATTGCGCGAGGGTGGTGCGCCTCCTTACGCGCAAATGGCGGGTGCATTAACAGCCGGTATGGTGGCACCAGGCGGTCCAACCCTGTCATCCACGCAACGCGCTTTATCTGCGCCGGTGTCTTTAGTGCAACCGTTCACGCAATCAGGCAGAGAAACCATCATTGGCAGCCTGCTTAATCGACTTGCAACAAATCCAGAACGGGCGCAACAAAACCTAAGCCGCGCCGAGCCGCTTGTGCCAGGCGTGCAGCCAGTGACTTCAGCCACGGCGTTTGATCCTGGCTTGGCCTCCGCAGAGACTGCAATCAGGGCGCTGGATCAGTCCGGTGCATTTGCCACACGCCTGTCTGCCAACCAGCAGGCGCTGCTTGACGCATACCGCCGTCTGTCTGGCAAGCCTGGCTCAGTCCCTTTGGCCGAGGCAAAGCGCACAGCAGTCACCAAGCCACTGCGTGAGGCTGCATTTGAGGGCGTGGAGGTCAACCCTGAGACATTCCAGACCGGCATCAACCTTGTCGTGAATCAGGCCATTAATAATGTTATGAAGAGTCCTGTCGGTGTACGTCAGGACGTTGAAACGGCCATGAGGTTTGCGGCAGATCGGGTTGCGCGCGCAAAGTCTCCGATGGAACTGTACGAAATCCGCAAAGACTTGGCGGCTGCCGCGCAGGGTAAGTACAACCAAGAGAATCCAAGCCTGCGACTTGCAAGCGGTCAGCTAAAGCAAGTCATTGCAGCTGTGGATGACGTGATTGACGCATCAGCGCCTGGCTTCAAAGCCTACATGGACAAGTACTCCAAGATGTCCGGCCCCATTGACCAGATGAAGATGCTGCAAGAGATTGAGCGCCGTGTTACCACCGGCCAGCCCAACCTGATGACGCAAGAGCCGGTGCTGGCCGCGGGTAGTCTGCGCCGCCAGCTGGCGAACAAGGCCGAGGAACTCGATCTGAAACTCTCAGTACCGGCACAGACGCGCTTGGACAACATCATTGACGAGATAAACCGTGGCATGGCGGCTACTGCGCCAGGCGTGCGTGCGCCAGGCTCTGACACGTTTAAGAACATGAGCATGGGCAACCTGATCGGGCGAGTGTTCAGCGAGTCCATGGCGACAAACACCACACTGCGAACCATGACACGTCCTTTGGACTTCTTGTACAAGTTACCTGATGAGCAGATTCAGCAGCTGCTGGTGCAGGCAATGCTTGACCCTAAGTTGGCCGCCATGATGATGGCAAAGGCGAACATCACCAAGGTGCAGCCTCTGGCAACGTCATTGCGTAATAAGGCAACTCAACTCGGTTATGGCACTGCAATTGGTGCAGTACAAGGACAATAATCATGGCAGACAACCTACAACCCACACCGCGAAACCAATTGCTTGGTTTGCTGTCTGATGCCATGTATGGCGGTATCAATTACATGAAAGACCCGCGCAGATCGCAGCAGATGCAAGGGTTGGCGGGTCTGCTTGAATCTACTGGCATTCCGAAAACGACAGAGCGCATGGCGTATGGCGAGCCACTCACCAACATTGGCCGCGCCAATGTGCCATTGCTAAAGCCTGAGACTGCTGATGCACTGATGAATGTTGCGCCACTCGCGCCAATGGTTGGCAAGGCTGGCAAAGGCATTGCACGCATGGTTGGCGAGCGCATGGCTAAAAATGTTGTGATGGGTAAGCCAAGTCTTCCTGGCTTGCTGGCTGAACCAAGATCATCATTGTTTGCGGTTAAGCCTCAAGCAATGCCACAAGGAGGGCGTGATGCTGATATATTAGAAGATATGACTAAAAATACGGCATCAAATAGCATAAAACCAATGGAAAAAGTAAGAATTTACAGGGGGAGTTTTGACAATTCACCATCCTATTCGGTGGCTGAAAATTATCCTAATGATGTATATGGTGGGGTTTTTGGAAGTTCCGAGTTGAGATCAGCACAAGCCCATGGAAATGGAACAATTTATTTCACTGATATTCCAAAAAATAAAATCCTAACTCATTACCAATTAAACTATGAAATTCCCTATGAAAAAACAAAAAACGCATTATTAAAAGCGCGTCCTGATTTAAAGAATAATCCAGAATTATTTGATGAAGTTTATGATATTGTTGTTGGTGATGCAGGACAAGATTTGCAAAATCTTGATGACAGTAAAATTATAGATTTATTTCGTATTTCGCCTTCTGAAGCTTACAATGAAACGCAAAGATTAAGAGGTCAAGTATCTAAAAATCTTGGTTATAGAGCTATAGAAATGACTGATGAACATGGTAGCGGCACTTATTTAGTTGCGCCCGGCGCTAAATTTAAACAGTGACCAACAAATCCAACCCATCGCGGCTCAGATGCGTACAGCGAGGTAATCATGGCGACCTATCTTGACTATCTAACCGGCGCTGGAGAGACTGCTGCAACCCTTGGCAGCGGTGCGCTGGCCGGTTTGCTTGGTATGCCTTACGGCGTGTACAAGGGTGCCACCAGCGGTAAGTTGGGTACGCGAGAGGCTAACCGTATTGCCGAGGAAGAGGCCAACCGGTTTATGCAGGAGTACACCTATAAGCCTCGCGGCCAAGTGGCACCACAGATGCTGCAAAGCCTTGGCGGTCTGCTGGATGCAAGCAAGCTGCCGCCAATATTGCCCGAGGTGGCGGCGCTGGCATCAATCCCTAGAGCAGCCTATGCCTCGCAAGCTGAACGCACTGGCATGGCCGCTGAACGTGCTATCACGCCAATGGTTAATCGCACCATGGAGCGCGGTGGGCTTGGCGCTGGTCTGCTTGGTGATTTGTCGCAGGGTACTCGGAGCCAGATGCTGTATGGCAACAATGTGTTTGATCCTCGATTTGACGCAAGGAAGCTAGAGCAAGAGAGACTCAGAAATTTACAAACAACTGTTGTTCCTATCTACGACTACAAAATCCCAAAAATCAACCTTGGCGACTATCAAGACTATCCATTCATCACAAGTATGTCAGATAGGACTAGAACTGGTTTATTGACTGACATTGATGGCGTGTCATTAAATCGTCCGGTGTACTTGCAAGGTGGTCAGCCTTATATGTATGAAAACCCTGGTCAAGTTTGGGCATCAGGTACAAAGCCAGCCAACGATATTTACAAAATGGCAGGAATGCTTAAAGAGACAACAGGGAAAGACCCTTTGTACATTCCATGGGTGATGTCCCCATCAGGTAGCGACTTTGCAAATATGACAGGCGAAACAATGTTGTCTTATGCTCAGACGGTCATGGGCAGAGATACAAAAAGAGGACTTGACAAACAAATTAAGAATAGATTTATTCCTGATTGGGCTGGCATTGATGATCCAAAAAGCATTGAGCAATTTAGAAATTTATCAGATCGCAAACGCAAGTCGATGAAGAAAACATTGCTTGATAAAGAGTTTAGAAGTGAGGGCGGTTTGAGTATTGGTGAAGCCAGACTTGCTATTGCAGACCCTAATCAATTGAATTTGCCAGATGCAAGCATTTTGAATGTAGGTCAAGTATTTCCAGATCAGCCATTAATCATGCAGTCAGGTCATAGTGCATATCCATTAGGCGTGCCTGGTCAAGGTTTAGGCGCAGTGCCAGAAAGCAAAAACATATTTGATTTGCTTTTGATGCATCGACTTAATCGCGGCATCATTGATCCATCAAATCCAAGCAGAAAAGATATTCGTACTCTTGAGATGAAACCTTATGCTGGCTTACTTGATTCAGATTTGCTTAGGTCACTAGGGTATTGAACAAGTACTCTGGCTTAAATTTATTAGCTAGTTTTTCGTTATATCGCGCCAATAAAAACTCGCGTACAGATTCTGGCGTGACTTCTTTTATCTTTGATCCAATGCAATAGAACTCATGCAAGGTCAAAGCCTCAAGAATATCTTTTGGCATCTTCACGTCAACATTTACATACGGTGACAATTTCATCACTTATCCCCAAAAAGTGCAGCCACCAGCGGATCGCGGCGTGGCTTTAATCTCTTACCTCTTTCACGCGCCAAGCGGAAAGCCTTATCGTCCAATGTCTCACGCGCTCGATGCCTACGCAAACGCTCCATGGGTGTCAGCGGTGGCGGTCTGACTGCATCAGTATCGATGCCGTACCTGTACACGGCCACTAGGATGCGGCCTGATCTAGCCCATTCCTGAATGTGTACGGTGCCAGCCAGCCGCAGCCGCTTGATCATCTGCTGCGCTGAACGCTCGGTGCAGTACACCTTAGCTGCCAACTCTGGCACTGTGCAGCCGGTGCGCTGAAGGATGTCAATGACTCGCGGGAGCCTTGCTGAAATCAAGTGTTGCGCTCCTTTAATTTGGCTTCAATGTAGTCAATGACAGCCTCAATGCCATCGGGTGCATCTTGCATGTACTTAGCGCACAGGCGGTCTTCTTTTGCTAGCCCTACCCATGTGCGCTGTGGTGGGTGAGTGTGCTGTAAAGCAAAATCAGTCATCCAACAGGCAATATCATTTGCCAATGGCGTGCCATCAATGAATTTTTTCCACAAGGCTTTTGATTTAACAATTTGCTGTGCTTCTTTTTGAAGGTCAACCCATGCCACAGGCTCTTGCTCTTGCTGTGCCAAGGCTTCTTTGATAGCAGCAATGGCCTCGTCTGTTTGTTTATTTATTGGGTCAACGTCAAAACAATCAGAATAATAGTTATCCATGCAATACACCAATCCTCCCTTAGTGCCAGACCCGTTAATAAGTTGGTCGTTTGCTTCCAGCGCCTCAAGCGCCTGTTTCAATTTTTCAATCATGCCTCACCTCTGGCTCTGATGGCTTTAGCTGCTGCCCATACGTTTTGATGCGCCGCCGATTCTTGTCTAGCGTTTGGGTACATCATCATGCGTTCACATTCTGCTGCACAGGCTTCACGCTCTTTAGCGGCGGCTTTGGCGGCTACCAGTTTGGCAAAGGCTTCAATAATTAGAATATTAAACGCCGCAATTTCTTCTGCCATTCCAGCCTGTACAGCCATCGCAATGATTTCATCTTGTGTCATTGGGGTTCACCTTTTTTATATTTACCCGACCATGCATATGCACCGCGTGACTGCGCGGCACCCATCTTCTTGAAGAACGTCAGCATGGATTTATACGGCACGCTGAAACGCTCGGCTATCTCTTTCTTTGTCATACCCTCAGAGAGCAGCAGCATGGCTCTGCGGCCATTGATGTCAGGCAGTTTGCGTCCTGCATTGGGGCGGGAGCCACCTTTCATCACTTCACCTCTGTCTCGTCAAGCAGGAACTTGACTATGCACGCAAGCACGATCACCGTCAGTGCAATACCGAGCAGGCCGATCAGCACGAAATTCATCATCGTTTCCATAGAAATCCTCTGAGTCAAAGTACAACAGCGCCAGCACCGCCAGCGCCAACCATATGATTTTCACTTCTGAGCCGCCAGTAGTTCCATCTCCACTTCTTTCACGCGATCTCGCAAGATGGTCAGTTCCTGTTCAGCAGCGTCAATCTTGCGCTGCATACGCTCGCGGGTAAAGTTTTCAGCGACTGACCAACCTATTAGCGTACCCTCGGTCACGGCCTTGCGTGCAAGCGTGGCAAAGTCAGCTCGGGTTAAGAATCCACCGCCGACTTCCATGGGTGGCGTGAACTTATTGACGGCGCGGTCAATCTCAATCTGCATTTTTTCAGACATGGTTTTCTCCTTGTGGTTGTGTGTTCCAGGCTTGCACCAGCAGGCTGGCGTTGTAGGGGATTGGTGTCACGGTGGACACAAACAAGCCTTTGCCGCGCTGTTTGCGCCCCCATGCATCCATGGCATTGGCATTCTTCAATTCATTGCGTTTGACGGCGTTGTAGACCGCGTGCGGCTTGAATCCGGCATTCTCCAAGTCTTCCATGGTGCGCGGTTCTTGGCAGAAGTCTTGAAGGTCAGTCATGCTTCCCTCGCTTTCAACATTGCGTCTGCATACTGATAAGACGCAACAGCTACTGCATCAGCGGCACGCTTTCCAGCATCAAAATTGAAATCGGCTGGGTAGGTGAAGTCAGGATGCCATCCCCTTGCTGAGATATATCCTTGCAAAGCCTTGGCCGCCATGTAGTCACGAAGCGTCATGCCTGTGACGTGCAAACCAAGAGTTTGCGCCCCGTGGTTATGTAATGGAAATGCTGGTGGGTTGTTCATGATGACCACCATGCGACTAAGAGGGCGGCCAAGCCGGTGCCGATGACAAGGCACAGCAAGTAGTCATAGGCAGCCTCTGCGCGTTTGCCAAGCCTGCGGTGGCTGTCGGCGGTCAGGGCGTGTTGTGTGTGGTTCATAGGACTCCTTAAAGATGGGGGCTTGCGCCCCCTTGGGTTTAGTAACCAAATATTGATGCGGGCAGTGTCATTTTGCTAATCACACTGTGGCGAGTTTTATGATGCATTGCTGCGACCTCTTCCCATTTTTGAGCAGCTACAGTGGCGGCATCTGCATCTTGCATTGCGTGTTGTGTAAGGCTATCACTACCGCCAAAAGTAACTGTATACAAAGCTACGGTTGCCTGAGCAAGTGTTGCTGCTTGGCGTGCTGCTTGTGCTTTTTTGAGGGCTTCTGCTTTTGTCATTTTGTTTCCTTGGGGTTGCGTTGTTGATGAACGAATCATATCAGGTTTGACTTACTCATCAACAACTATTATTTAGACCTTACAAGTTAGTCAAGTATTCAGCCATTACAATGTCCACTGCTGGTTCATGCTTCCAGCAGTTGCCTTTATGGGGATCGGTTTGCGCTGATCCCCTTTTTTTGCTTTACACTTGACGCTTTCCACAAAACATGGTTAACATCATACACATGAAAGTCTCACAGCAAGCCATTCAGGACATAAAGTTCAAGATCGAGTCAGCCGGTTACCGGATGTCCGATCTCTGCCGTGTCGCAGAAATCGACCAAGCGCAACTCTCGCGCTGGATTAACGGTCAGACCGAACCACTTTACTCCACAGTCATCCGCTTGGAACAGGCCGCAGACGCGCTCATCACAGCGCGGCTACAGGTGCTAAACAAGGCCATGGAAGAGGCCGTCAAATGAAGCGCACCTTGGGTATTGACTGCGGTTTAAACGGCGCTATAGCGGTGCTGGATGACGGCCAGATGGTGCTGGTGCGGGATATGCCAACGCTTACCGTAGACATCAATAAGAAGACCAAGCGGCAAGTCTCACCGCAGCTGCTGGCCGAGATCATTGGCAACCTCAGACCGGATCAGGCCATAGTAGAACGTCCGGCAGCACGACCAGGGCAAGGCGTGACAGCCATGTTCGGCTTTGGACGAAGTCTTGGCGTAGTCGAAGGCGTGCTGGCCGCGCTAAACATTCCGGTGACTTATGTGGCACCAGCAACATGGACGAAGGCCATGGGTAAGGCCGCCGGCAAGGACGCATCCAGACAGCGCGCCATCGAGTTATTCCCCGCAATGTCGGAATACTTCAAGCGCGTCAAGGATGATGGCAGAGCAGAGGCTGTATTGATAGCAGCGTGGGGTATCCGCAATGGCTGACAAGGAACGCGCCATCATGCGCCAGCACATAGTCTGGCTGGCCGAGATGCTGGAGAAGCAGCGCAAAGCCAATCAGGACAAAGTCGTATTCCTTAAGCGCCTGCTTGATCCCGAGGACCTCGGTCACGCCGCGAGCACTGAGGTGCGCCAGCTGGCGTACCAACTCATCCTAAACGAACATCACATTGAAAGAGACTCATGGCAAAGCAATTAAGGCTCAGACCGTCATCCGCATCGCGCTGGATCGCCTGCCCTGCATCCGCAAAGCTCTGCGCTCAAGTGCCGCAGCGTCCATCAGGTGAGGCTGCCAACATTGGCACCGCAATTCACGCGCTGGCCGAGACTTGCTTTCAGCTTGGCTCTGACCCGATGCAGTTTGTCGGCCAGACGGTGGAGAACATCACAATGACCGAGGACAACTGTTTGTATGCGCTGGAACACATGAAGGCCATATGGGCGATTCAAGACCAACTCGGCAGCGTTAAGGTTGAGGTGCCGGTAACGCTGTTTAACACTCCCATTTTTAAGCTCGGCGGTACAGCTGACGTTGTCGGCCACTCCATCAGCCAAAAGAAATTAATCATTGCAGACTTGAAGACCGGCAAAGGCTGGGTGGACGCTGACACTGAGCAGCTGAAAATCTACGCTCTGGCTGCAATTGCAACGCTGCGGCTTGACATTGATGAAGTTGAATTCCAGATCATCCAACCGCACCATGGTGAAAAGCGCATCCACACAATGACCGCAGATGAACTCGGTGAGTGGGAAGAGAATATTCTGATGCCTGCTGTTGATGATGCCATCAGTGATGCACCATCATTTAGACCGTCAGTGTCGGCCTGCCAGTGGTGCGATGCAAAAATAATCTGTCCGGCGCAGCAACAGCAGTTTGATGTCGTGGCCGCCAACACTGACATCACCGTCATGGACAAAGATGAAGTCAAGCAGGTCATGCTGGCGCTGACACCAGCACAAATCAGCGCAATTCTGGACAAAGCACCGCTGGTGGAGAAATTCATAGCAGCGGTGCAGGAACACGCACTGCAAGCCATGGAAAAGGACGGCATGGTGCTACAAGGCTGGCAGTTGGCACCCAAGCGCCCTACGCGCAAATGGATTGATGGCAATGCGGCCAGAGAAAAACTGTTAGCGATAGGTTTGTTTTACAGCGACATATTCGAAACAACGCTAATTACTCCTGCGGCAGCAGAGAAACTGCTACCAAAGGAAAACCGAGTTATCTTGGACGAACTAACGGTCAAGGTATCAAGTGGACTGACGCTTGCGAGAGATCGCAGCCTCAGTCAATAATGCAACCCCTGTAACTTTTGAAAGCGAAACGCAAAATGCTTAATTTATCCTCTGGTGGCGGTAATGGAAACTACATCCGCTTCTCTCCCCAAGCCAACGCTTGGACAAATAATCTGGGCGAGGAAATCCAACTCGGCAAGGTTGTCTTCGACATCAACACGGTGCAAACCGGCTGGCTGCAACTCGGCGTTGGTGTACGCGATTGGCAGGCCGATGTAAGCCTCGGCAAGAAAGGACCGCAACCCACGCCGGACCATAAAAGGGGATTTATTATTCACTTTTATAACAAACTGCTCGGGCTGTGCGAGTGGTCATCCTCTGGCGTAGGCCCGAACATGGGGCTGGAGAAGCTGTACTTGGACTGCGCGGCGCAGCAGGCCGCCAATGCAGGTAAGTTGCCAGTGCTGGAGTACACCGGTAGCAAGCTGGAGAAGATCGGCAAAGGCACAACTCGCATACCGAACTTCAATATCGTGAGTTGGATTGACCGTCCATTGGGTATGTCTGCTGACGCTGAGACCATCATACATATGCCTGTAGAGGTGGCGAGTAAAGCATTGAAAGCCGATGCTGTTGTGGCTGCACTGGCTGCTGCGCCAGTTGCACCACCAGCGCCAGCGAAGACTGCGATGGCCGCAGCAGTGGCTGATGATGAGATGTTTTAACTGATCGGCTTTAAGCACCGCTGGGTAGCACCAGCGGTTTTTTTTCCTCTAAAAAAATACAACATGAAATATCTCTCACTTTGCAGTGGTATTGAGGCGGCAACAGTAGCATGGCATCCCCTTG